TTCAAATACTCATGAACATACATATCAACATACAAAGGGTTGTGCTCGGGAAGATATCCGATTTTCTTTCGCACTTCAATAGGAGATGTGTGGATGTCGTAGCCGCATACAGTCACCGTACCAGAAGTAGGGGGAATATAGCAAGTAGCAATTTTCATTGTAGTAGATTTACCAGCTCCATTGGGTCCCAAAAAACCGATAATTTCCCCTTTCTTTGCTTCGAAGGAAATATTATCGATGGCTTTTTGCTCTCCGAATTCTTTTGTGAGTTGACTGACTACTACTGACATAATCTACCTATGAACGACAAATGTATTATATAAGATGTATGCAATCAATGCTTTTTCGATGAAACGAAAAAAGGAGGTAAGCCTCCTTTTTTATTTAGAGGTGTAAGTTCTTTAGAAACCAGCAATAGTTAATCCAATAGTGTAGTTAGTGATAGCCGTCCCTAATACTGGGCCTTTATCTGATTTAAACAAATCAGATAAATTGTGGTAATAGAATAGATTGAACCAACCAATACCGATACGAGCAGTCGCCCCGTACCGTATGGTGCTCATATCAAAATTCTGCTTGTTTTTTAGCTTGATTGTATTTCCATTTTCAGTGTATTTGATTTTACTCTGTGAACTTAATAATAATCCAAGTCTTCCGCCTAAACCTACTTTGAAGCTCCTAGATTTATCATGAGGGTTTGTATGGAATCTAAATTCTAATGGAATGTCTAAATAAGTAGTTGTTAATTTTGACTTTTTTAAAGTCCCTTCAGGAAAGACGGTGGCAAAGTCGTCTAATGTAACACTGGAGTCAGCATCAATGCTGAATATAACATCATTGTCAAAGCTATACTTGTCGATTCCCACTCCAATTCCTGGGTGAAATGAAAACTTTGAATCGCCAAAAGGGAGATCATATTGATAGTAAAGATTGAATGTTTTAGATCCAAAAAACTTCGTATCCATAGATGTTGGAGCACTATTGAGGAAGTTGAAGCCTAAATCTATTAAGAGTGTCCCAGGAATATCTGGTTTACCTTTTTTACTATCTTCTTGGGCGATGAGCACATTGCTTATCAATACAACTAATAAAACCCCTAGTATTTTCTTCATAATGACTATAACAAGTATGGTTGCTAAATTATTGTAGCGCACAAAGATAATCTTTTTTGAAGAAGTATAAATATTAAACCTTTCTTTTAGGAATTATTATTATTTACTTTGCACTCCGAAAACGGAATGGTCTCGTACCTGTCTGCTGACAGGGAGGGCACAATACAGTTCGGATTATGTATTTTGTATATGTCATAAGAAGTGAAATTTCACATCAACTATACAAAGGCGTGATAAATAATTTAAGCAGAAGGCTTAAAGAACATAATGCCGGAAGTAATACATCAACTAAGCATGGACGTTCCTGGAGGATGGTTTACCATGAAAGTTGTCAGAATAGAAAAGAAGCTAGACAAAGAGAGAAGTATTTAAAATCTGGTATTGGAAGAGAATATTTAAAGACAATACTGGCCTCGTAGCACAACTGAATAATGCACTTGATTACGGCTCAAGAGATTACAGGTTTGAATCCTGTCGAGGTCACGAGAATGAGTAAAAAACCCTTCTAAATTGATTTTAGAAGGGTTTTTTTATGAATTGGTACAACAAAAGTACTAAATGTTGTACCAAATTAGAATGTTGTTGTACTAACGGTTTTCTTTGTTGTACCATCAAATTATGTGCAATTGCCACTCGTTAGGAAGGATTTCCAGCAGCTTGTCCAGTGTTTTCTTTGAATCTTCAACATTCAAAACATCATCTTTGAAGCTATCACCTATTAAGACATCACCTTTTATTTTTGTGTTTAAATCTCCTGAGGTTATCGATATATTTGTTCTGTCCTCAACTTCGGTTATATGGAAATGTTTGCCATACTTCTTACTGGTCTTTTGTTTTACCGAATAAGTATCTTTTACTATACAGCTTTTTGATTTATGATTATCTAGCCAAGGAAGTTCCAAAGTTTTACACTTGAAAACTACTTTACCTACTTCATCAATAATTGTTAGTATTCCAGTCGTTTGTATTTTGTTGCTTTCAATTCGTTTTAATATTCCTTTCATTTTTTCATTTTAATTTTTTCTTCTTCAAAGCTTATCACATTGATTCTGATGATATATGTATTATGCTTTAAATCTTCATTAGGTGTAATGCTTATTCCTTTCTGATATCTTTTATCATCGTCTATTATACATTCCTCTTCTTTTAGACAATCCTCAAATATTTTAATTCCAGCGCAGAGATTTAAAGAATCTAAACGTGACCAATATTCAACATCTATTGTATAGGTATTGATTTTTCTTTTAATGTTTAAATCTCTTATTAGATTTTTAAAAGTGGTTTTATAGTCATTCTTAACCGCTGTTCTTTTCCATCTATTAGAAGAATATGCTTCATTAATAGATAACCATTTTCCAATAAATAACACTTCATATACCATCAAATTTATAAAGTGATAAACTGAAAAAGTTTTATAAATACTGTTTTTTAGTTTTTCAGATTGGATATATAATCTTAGAAAAAAATAACTAAATAAAATGAAAAATGTATTGACAAAAGAAGAACTAATTGAAGAAGAAGATAAGTATTTACCACCGCTACCTTTTGAATTTGATGAATCTAAAATGATAAAAGTATCTGTAAAAGGTTGGATAAGATTGGCACAATATGCAGGGTCTGAAATGATATTATCAAAGAAAGGAACAGCAGGTTATAAAGAGTTTTCTCAATCAGATTCTGAATTTTCTTTTAAGGATAAAGCAAAATCAAAATGGAATTACGGTGACTGGAAAAGCTTTCATGTTGGCATCTTAGGTGAAATTGCATATGCCTTGGAAACAGGTCTAAATCCAAATGTAGAACTACTTTCTTTCGGTGATGGAAATGAAGATTTTAAAGATATAGATGTAAAAGCTACATGGACTAATAGGTTTAAAAATACAACTGATGCAACATTAATAGAAAGCTGTTATAAGAAAGAAAAAGGACAAATCACAAAATACTATGTTAAAGCTAATCTTGATATAAATTCTGAAGAAGTAATTCTGGTTGGTTGGTGTACGGGTGAGGAACTTTGTGAATCTAAAATTATGAATTTCGGAAAAGGTATTAATAAATATGGAGATGATGGAAACAGATATGTAAAACATTACTCTGAATTAAATCCAATCTATACTCTACCTCCATTTATAAAAGCTAAGTTTTTACAGGTTGAAAAACTGAATGATTTTAATAACAATATGATGAAACAGGTTTATAAAAATAATATTTAAAATGGATAAACATTACAAAGCGAAAACAGTATTAGAGACATTCCTATATTTTGAAATGATTAATCAAAAACTTATTAGAAGAAATAAGATAGGTAAAATAATCAACACACTAAAAAATAATAAAGCATGAATTGGGAATTAATAATGAAGAAAAATCAAATTTATTTACATCAATTATTGTAGATGATTATAAAAAAATAATGAATCATTTTGTAAATAAATTCAAACTGGATAAAGAAACTGGTGAAGACATATTTCATGATGTATTTATTATTTGTGCAAATACAATTAAAAAGAATGGTGGTACATTTCCATTTAGAAGCAGCTACAAAGGCTACTTCTATGAAGCTTTAAAGAATACTTATTTTAATTTTTCAGCTTCAAAAAGAAGAAAATTTATTGAACCAATTAGCACCTATGATGAATTACATAATTCAAATCTAATTAGTGATGAATTTTTAACATCCGAAGAAGAAAAGGAAGAAGAAAAAACCTTTGTTACCGAAGAACTTTATAATAGTAAACTTATTAAATCAAGGTTATTATTGTTGGATGATGATTTGAGAGAATGTGTACTTCTGCATTATTATGATAAGAAGAGTTACAAAGATATTTCAAAAGTATTGAATGTAACTTTTAATGTGGTAAGAAATAGACTATACAAAGCTAGACAAATATTAAAGAAATAAATGAAAGAAAATTCAGAAGAAGAAGACAATAAAAGAATAGAAAAAGCTAAAAAATTAGTTGAAAAGAAAAAAGAAAAAGACCCTCTTTATTCTGAGAAGGTTAGGACAGGTGAAAAGAATGGAATGTTTGGAAAATCAAATCCAAAGGCAGGTAGACCGAAAGGTACAGTAGCACCGAAGAAGAAATTAAATGATGAAATAACAGATGTATTGGAGTCAAATTTTAAGCTTCAAATAAGTAAAGCATTGAAAAGTAAAGACTTATCAGAGAAGGATAAAATGACTCTTTTAAGAGACTTATTACCATATGTGACTCCTAAGAAGATGGAGGATAAGAAAGAGACCCCAGAAGCTTTAAGATTAGTTAAAATCTATATTAAAGGTTATAATCCTGATGATGATATAAATGATGAAGAAAAAAGAAGAAGTAAATAATGAGAAAGAAATTACTATTTAATGAAGTTGACCGCTATGTAATGAACCATTTTAGTAGTGATTATTCTAAGAGTTTAAGGTTAAAAATTTCTCTTATGAAGTTCAAAAGAGAAGTAGTAGATACTCTACCTTTCAGACTAGCAAAAAGATTTATTTACTGGTTCTAAACAGAACTATCAAAGTCAATTTATACTACAAAGGAAGTAGTAATAAATGGCTTATAAAATAAAGGAGGTTACAGTAAAATGTAATCAGTGGGTAATTGATAAAGTTTTAAATTCAGAAAAGAGATATCTAGTACTCAAAGGAGGTGGTTCATCGGGAAAATCAAACGGTGCATTTTTAAAGATAGTTCTTAGGTTACTTTCAGTTGAAAAGCAACGAATTTTAGTAGTTAGAAAAACATATTCATCATTAAAAGAATCTTGTTATCAGGATATTATAGCCCATTTTTCTGACATGGGTCTTATGTATAGAATTAAAACCTATACACAACCTCTAAGAATAGTTGAACAATTTAATGGTAATGAAATCTTATTTGCTGGTCTTGATGATGTTGAAAAGATAAAATCAGTTAAGGGAATTACTTCTATCATGGTAGAAGAAGCTTCTGAAATAGATGAAAATGATTTTGACCAATTAGATTTAAGACTAAGAGATAAATCAAGTTATTACAAACAAATCATACTAGCATTCAATCCAATTTCAGAAGATTTATGGTTAAAGAAAAGATTCTTTGATACAGTAGATTCAGAAGCTGATGTAGTAGAATCTACATTTAAAGATAATGCCTTTTTAGATGAATCATCTAAGAAAGTACTTGAATCTAAGATGAAACATTCTAAGGCATTTTATAGAGTATATGCACTCAATGAATGGGGTGTTCCCGACCAAACAGGATTATTTTATAATCAATTTGATTTAGATAAGAACGTAAAAGAAGACATTGATTATGACCCTGATAAGCATCTCTATTTAAGTTGGGATTTTAACGTATTACCGTCCACAACTTGTTTAATAGCGCAGCTTTCTGATGACGAAAAGACAATTAATATCATTGATGAAATACAATTAAAATATCCAAATAATAATACGCTTCATATCTGTCAAGAATTTAGAAGAAGATATTCAACTCATATAAATGGTATTACGATTACAGGAGATGCCACTGGAAAGAAACAAGATTCTACAAATGAAGCAGGTTTTAATAATTATACAATCATTGAAGAAGAGTTAAGAGATTTCAATTCTATTATGAGGTATCCGACTATTAACCCACCTGTCCAGCAAAGAGGACTTTTTATTAATTCAATTTTTGAGTCAAATTATCAACACCTACACATTCAAATGAATAAGACTTGTAAGAAACTTATTGAAGATTTAAGCTTTCAGAAAATGACAAATACAGGTAAAGATAAATCAAAGGTTAAAGATAAAGCTAGTGGTCTTAGTTGGGAAAGATACGGTCATTGTTCCGATGCTTTTGATTATATGGTAAACTTAATATTTTCAGTAGAATTTGAAATATTTAAAAGAGGAAAAGAAGTATTCAAATATGATTTTGGTACAAAAGAAATTAATGGTAGATATAGTTTTTAAGTGAAATAAACAAAAACGACTATTCTTTTTTACACAGTTATAAAAGAGAATAAAGTACATGATATTTCTAACTGTAAGTGATTTCGACACATTAATAAAAGCTGAAAATTTAACACAGATTATTGAATCTAATGATGGTTTATTAGAAGCGGCTGTTTTGGCTTCAATTAGTGAAATGACTTCATATTTAAGAACTAGATATGATGTGAATGAAATATTTAATATTGCAACTGCTTCTACTTCGGGTGACACTAGAAATCAACAATTAGTTATGTATGGTGTTGATATAGCTTTATATCATGTACATGCGAGGGTAAGCCCAAGAAGTCTTCCAGAGTCAAGATTGGCGCGATACGAACAAGCAATCACATTTTTAAAGATGGTGAATAAAGGTAGTCTTTTGCCTGATTTACCATTAAAACAAACTGAATCTAATAATAACGGGATTGTATATGGAAGTGTATCAAAATTCTATTACGATTAAAAAAAGAATGAAATGATAAGTGAATATAAATCAATTTATAACAGAAATAAAGAATCAATTTAGTAAGAAACAGCCTACACATGCTTCTTTAAAAGTAGATATAAACGAACAAAGCCTAACAAGAAGCAGACAAGATTTATCTAATCTTAAAAATGCTTTAATGATGGCTGAATCTAAATACCATCCTAATAGAAGTGGACTAATAGAAGTCTATGAAAATATCATTACAGATGCACACCTTTCAAGTATTATTCAAAGTAGAAAACATAAAGTACTTTCAAAAGAATTTAAAATAGTTAATACAGTTGACTTTAAAGAGGACAAAACAAAAACAGAAATTTTTGAATCAAAGTGGTTTTATGATTTTATTTCTTATTCATTAGATTCAATATTCTACGGATTTTCACTGATTCAATTAGGTAATATTATTGATGGTAAATTTGATATTTCAATAGTTGACCGAAGACATGTAATACCCGATAAATCAATGGTTGTGCCTTATCCTTCTTCATTAGAAGGTGTAAATTTTAATGACCCTAAGATTATAGATTGGATTGTGCCAGTTGGTAGTAGGTTGGATTTAGGTGTACTGCTTAAAGTAGCTGACTTAGTACTATTCAAAAAAATGTGTTTGTCGGCTTTTGCACAATTCACCGAATTATTCGGTGTGCCTATTAGAGTCGGTAAAGTCTCCAATACACAGAATAAAAGTGATATGGTCAACATGTTGAAAAACATGGGTTCTGCTTCATGGGGTGTGTTTGATAAAGACGATTCTATCGAAGTATTGCAGATGACTGGTACAAATGGAGATGTATTTGAACAGTTTTTGAATTATATAGATAAGTCAATTTCTAAGGCTATTGCAGGGCAAACGATGACATCAGATAATGGTTCTTCTAAGAGTCAGGCAGAAGTACATGAAAACACTTTTGACCAAATAATTGAGGCTGATATGAAGATGATTCAATTTACTATTAATGATTTACTAATACCTAAAATGATAAAGCATGGTTTCAAATTGAATGGATATAAATTCAAATTTGATACTTCAGAATTTCTTTCATTAAAGGATAAATTTGAAATGGTAGATAAGCTTCAAAAGAATGGTTTAGAAGTTGAATTAGATTTTATCATTGATGAATTTGGAATCCCAGTTAAGAACAAAACATTACAACCTCCAATTGAAGAAGATTCTGTAAATTTTTCTTAGCCACTGAGAATAAAGTTTATACATGTAGCGGTGGACATGTAACGGAAGAAATGGTAAATGCTGATTTCTTTTCTTCAAAAATTTCTTCATTGAAAAGGTGGTACAAAAATATTTATGATTTAAAAGGTAAGACGGTTGAACTTTTTAACGATGAATTAGTAGTAAAAACATTTGATTATTTGAATAAGAATTTGAAAAAGAATTTCATTCAAAAGTATTCAAATGATAAAGAAGTTCTATTTGCATTACAGAAGAATGTTAATATATTTTCTCTATTTAAGAATCATAATGAACAAAAAGAAATTGCTTCACTACTTACTAAGAATGGTAAGATAATAGCCTACAAAGAATTTGAAAAAGCAGCTTTAAAAATTTCTGTTAATTATAATAGAAATTGGTTGAAAGCTGAATTTAATACAGTCACCGAACAAGCTAAATTAACAGCTTATTGGAATAAGATTGACAGGCAGAAGAAGCGTTATCCATATCTACAATATATTACAAGGGATGATAATAAGGTTAGACAAGAACATCAAGAATTTAACGGTTTAGTCTTACCTGTATCTCATTCATTTTGGAATACAAATTTTCCTGTGAACGGTTTTAATTGTAGATGCACAGTTAGACAATTAACTAAAAAGCAAGCTGAAAAGATTGGTATAACTAAGAAAAAAAATATTGAAACATATTCTTCTAAGTTCAATTTTAATGCAGGGAAAGAACAGAAAATATTTGGAGAAAATCATAATTACTTTAAAGATATACCAACCGAAACACAAAAACTATTAAATGAATATGCGGAAGTTTCGGCAAAAGAAAAGAAGCGGTGGTAAAACTTTTTGATTTTCAGATGATATATATTATATGGAAGTATGGAAAGAAATTAAAGAGTTTGAAAATTATGAAATATCAAATTTAGGTAATCTTAGAGTATTCAAGAAAGGTGTTATTGAAGCTTGTAAAATACATGTAACACTCTTTGATTATTATGTTTTCACATTGAATAAAAATGGAAGAAAGAAGTCCTTTTATATTCATCAACTGGTAGCGAATACTTTTTTAAGTCACAAAATAGACGGTGATAATAGATTAGTAAAACATAGAGATTTGGTTAAGACAAACAATAGTGTTGAGAATATAGAGATAGTTAAAGAGATAAAAAGAATATACAATAATTCAGATAAAAAATCTTCCAGTATATACAAGGGTGTTTGTTGGAATGTACGGAACGGAAAGTGGCAAGTACAAATAACAATTAAAGGTAGCCAATTACATTTGGGATGCTATAAAGATGAAGTAGAAGCAGCCCATACATATGATAAGAAGTTAATTGAGATTGGTTTAGAACCATTTAATTTCAATTAAACAAATCACATACTTAGTCTTTATAAATATGTGATACAGAAGAATAAATTTAAATTTGATGGACTAATTAGCAAACTCAATAGAAGCTTCAAAAAGAAGTTGACAAAAGATATGGGTCAACATACTCTTTTATTTTTTAGACTACAATTCAAGAAAGAAGGTACAGAAAAGAGTGGTTTTCAGAAATGGAAAGAAAGAAAGGGTAAGTATAATACAAAGATATTAGTTAAGTCTGGTACGATGAGGGATAGTATGAAAGTAAAGGCATCTTCTTCTTCAAAAGTTAAGATAAGAATGGATTCTGATTATGCAATTTATCATCAAGAAGGTACTACTACAATTGACAAAAGAGAAATGTTTTATGAATCGGTTAAACTTGATAAACAAATTGAAAATATTATAGAAGAAAAAATAGATAGTTTATTTAAGTTATGAAAGAAGTATTTACCAGTATAAAATCATTGATATCCACTAATATTAATGTTAATGATATAAGGAGATATAACAATCAAGTATCTAGGCTTTCAACTGGTAAATCAACACTTTATTTACCTTCTATATTGATTGAGATTTCTAATATAGAATATACTTTTAGGTCGGTTAAATATCACAAAGGAATAGCAGATTTGAACATTCATATTGTTACAGAAGATTTTGATGATGGTGAAAAGCTTTATGATTTAGAAGAAGAGGTAAATAATTTACTTGATAAATATTCTGATGGAATCAATTTTGAACCTCTTTTAAAAGTAAGTCAAGAAGTTGATTCAGATTATGATAATGTAATCGTTTCAATTCTAACATTTGAATTGCATTTTGTTGATTACGTTGTGGATAAAGATGCAGGTGATGATATATTATTAGACTTAGATTTAACAACCGAAACAGAATAAACACAGATTTATATACTGCTTTATATAAGTAATAAAATACTTATTTATGGCACGTTCGGTTCAAGAAATTCACACACAAATATTAGATGCTAAGAATGCAGAAGATGGACTTATAAATTTAAACTCTTCTTCTCAAACTGCTATATATAGACTCTTTTCATACGTTATCGCAGTTGCTACACATTTCCATGAAAGAACATGGGAATTATTTAAAGTTGATTTAGAAGAGATAATTGATTCATCAACAGTGGGAACTGCTAGATGGTTACAGAAGAAAGTTTTAGAATTTCAATATGGTAGCACACTATCTATTATTGATGATGTAATAGTTTATGAAACAATAGATGACACTTCACAGATAATTTCTAGATGTTCTATTAAGGAAAATACAATCAATAGAAATGTACTTATAAAAGTGGCAAAAGATGGTATAGATAATACTCTGGAAAAATTGAATTTGGATGAAATAAATGGTTTAAAAGGTTACTTGAATGAGATTAAAATGGCTGGTAGTAAACTGTTAGTAAGTTCTTTTGATGCTGATAGGGTTCAAATTATAGCGGATATATATTATGATACGTCCATACTTCCCGATATTGTAAAAGCTTCTATCATTGAGAAGATTAACGAGTATTTTCAAAATTTAGATTTTAGCGGTAGTATTTATAAATCACAAATTGAAAATGCAATACAATCAGCAGAAGGTGTAAGAGATGTTGATTTTACTACTCTTAAAACACGTGAGTCTAGTCAATTAGTAACAAGTTCACAAATTGTGGAACGAAAGTATGAAACACAGTCAGGGTATGTAGTTACCGAGGATACAGATACTTTTAAGATTGAAGATACATTAAATATGATACCATTTGTTTTATGAGAAAATTAAACTTTATAAATATTACACAAAACTTATTACCACCTCATAAGCGAGTGTTTAAACTTGTGTCTTTTTTGAAAATATTAGTTAGTCCATTACAAAGTTTGAATGATTATTTGGTTACTACATTTTACAAGGAAACAGAAAGAAATGCTAAATGGAATTCACAAGTGGTCTTATTTACAAAGCTTTTAAATGACCTACATAATCCATTTAGATTATATAGTGATATATACGTAGATGGAGGTATTGAGGATTTAATTATCTATTACTTCTTTAATGAAGTAGAAAATAAATCAATTTATTTTCACAATGAGGTAGAAGCGATGGCAATTTATTTTCATAATGAGGTGGAGTATATACAGGAATTTGATTTTAAGGTGTATTACCCGATTCAATTAGAATCTATAAAAGATTTAATTGAATCAACAGTAAATCAATATAGAAGAGTGGATAGAAATTTCGAAATGATTTCCTTCTAAATAAAAAATTATAATATGAAATGAGTAGAAAGTTTATTAATCCTTTGCCAACTGGTGGAATACCAATTACGAATGAAGATTTTTTGATGATACAAGATGAATCATTGAATGGAATTGAAGCAATTTGTGAAGGTATTGGTAGTAATTTTGTCATCAATGGATGTCAATTTTCAATAGTGGCTGACGATATCTTTATCACTTCTGGTTATGTTTATATTGATGGTGAAGTCTTAAAATTTAATGGTTATTTGGGTGTATATCCTGCCTATATACAAAAAAATACTGTGACTGAATCACGTGTTTTTGCAGATGGTTTTACAAAGGATGTCATTAATGATATCAGTGCAATTGCTGATACATCTACTGGTGTTGGTGGTACTATTTTATTTAACGGTGTTACACAACCAAATACGATGAAGGATGTTATTACACAAAATGTTGAAGCTGATATAACAACAATAGAAGGTGATGTAACAACAATTCAAGCTGATGTAACAACAATTCAAGCTGATGTAACATCTAATAGTGTAAAAATAGCTAACTCGGAAAGCGATATTGTAGCAATTGAAAGCGATATTACAACGCTACAAAATCAAGCTTCTACCCTATATCATAAGACTGTTAATATTGGTTCATTTAGTCCAATGGCTAATACTTTTTATGAAATTACTATCAATACAAGTGTTGATAAAAATAAAATAAGAGGACTAAATATTACCATTTATACTGATGATGGTAGCGTACTATTTAATCATAACGATTTTATTGTTCAATGGTATTCTAATATATCATCTACACAATTGATTCTAACTTATATTGGTTCTTCAACTAAATTTGATGAACCAATATCTAACAGGGGTTATATTACATTCTCCCACGTACTATAAACAAATATTCATAAATGTCTTTAAATAGATATGAATGAATATAGGTATACTACAATAAATAATGATGATTCAGCTACAATGTATATTAAAGGTATCATTGGAAAAGATACTGATGGAATCATCTTTGCAAACGAATTTAGAAGCTTAGTAAAGAATAATATTAAAGATATTGAAATTAGAATCAATTCGGGTGGTGGTAGTATTGTATCAGGTTATGATATTGTTGATGCAATACTAGATAAAGATAAAGATGTAATTGTTACGACTATAATTGCAGGTCTAGCCGCTTCAATGGCAGGTGTAATTGCAATGACAGGTGATGTTATAAAGATGTCTAAAATGGGTCTATTTATGATTCATTCAGCAACTGGTGGTTCTACTACAATCAATGATAAATTCAATCATACGCTAATAAATATATTTAAGAATAGAACAAATATTACAGAAATCTCATTAAATGAGTTGATGAAGAAAGAAACATTTTATACTTCTGATGAAGCGAAAGATGCAGGTTTTATTGATGAAGAGATTGAAGTAAAAGAAAGAATAATTGAAAATATTAATGAATACGGGTACGAAGATATTTTAAATATCTATCAAAAAATAAATATTAATCTAATGGATAATAAGAGTGAAATTAAAGATGAAGTGATTGTTGAAGAAACAATTGAAACAAAAGAAGAAGTTATTGATGAAACTATTAAAGAAATAGTGAATGAAGATGAATCTGTTAAAGATGAAGAAGAGGTTGTTGAAGAAGAAGAATCAGAATTAGATATCTTAAAAAGACAGAATCAGGAATTAGCTAAAAGAATTGAAGAATTAGAGAAAGAAGCTACTGATAAAATGAATAAAGAAGTTTCTGATAAAGAAGATAAGGTTATAGAATCAGCGGTAAATGATGGAAAGATTTCAGATGATATTAAAGATACATGGAAGAATTTTTTAAGCATTGATTTTGATGGAGGTGTTAAAGCTTTGGATGCTATTATAGTAAATCAAAAAGGTGTTGATGTTATGGGATTAGTTGATAGTATTTCAGAAGTATCAAATAAAAAACCTGTTTCTCTAAGACAGATGGAAAAAGAAAATAGTGATGAAGTAGAAAACATTTACAAGAATAATAAAGAATATTATAATCAATTATATTTTGATGAATATGGTGTTTATCCTTCCTAAGTAACAACGCTTATTATACTATTTTACCTTCCTTAGAAGTGTTGTAAATGCCCGTAGAAATACGGGCTTTTTTTATGTCTAATTCCCAAATAAACAAATTTTAGATTTCTGTTTATAGAGTTGTAGGATGAAATATTCTACCACAAAAATAGAAAAAAATATAAAATTTAGAATGGGATTAAATAAAGAATTATGGATATCAGATATTCAAGAAAACCTAAAAATGAATGCTAGTTTCTTAGCAAATGTAACAAATCATGATGGTTATGTAGTAAACCAAACAGTACACGTACCACAAGCAGGTTCAATTATAGGTGCAACAAAAGATAGGGTTGTATTGCCTGCGGTTGTTGACCAAAGAACGGATTTAGATTTGATTTATACTACAAATCAATATTCAACTAATCCAGTATTAGTAAGCAATCTAGAAGACTTTCAAATCAATTACGATAAACGAAGGTCAATAATGGGTGAAGCTTTTGATTCGTTGACTGAGACTATCGGCAATGAAGCATTGTTTGCTTACTGTAACGGATTGACTCCAATTACTACAACTGGTCTAGATTCTCCTGAGGCACTTGCGCCTTCTGCAACTGGTAACAGAAAAGCTGTTTCAATTGACGATATAAAGTCAATGGCTAGGGAATTAGATAAACAAAATGTACCACAAAGCGGAAGAAAATTAATGATGAATGTAGACATGTTTTATCAACTATTGTCTGATTCAGATTTACTAAATGCTAGTTATACTGAGTTTTCTAAAAACACTTTGGAGACTGGTATGATAGCAAGACTATTTGGTTTTGATATCATGATTAGAAATCATGTAGGTGTAGTATCAGCAGGTGGAACATTGAAAGCATATGGTGATACTGGTGCTGCAACCGACCATTTAGTTTGCGTTGCTTGGCATCCTGCATTTGTTGCAAAAGCTGTAAAAACTCCTGATGTGATGTATAACGAGAATGACCCTAGTTACTACGGTTCAATCTTTTCAGCTATCGTATGGGCTGGCTTTTCAAGACTTAGAACAGATAATAGAGGTGTAGTAGTTCTAAGACAAGCAGTCTAAAATCACTTTAAATAGATACTTAAATAAAGCCAATCAGAGAAATTTTGGTTGGCTTTTTTACAAAAAAATAGATATAAAAATAATATAAAAATATGCCTTTAAATGAATTAAAATTTAATAAATCAACAAATGGGCTTGGTAAACAAAATATTTCAAATGATGGAATTAGTGCATTAGTTTTTTACAATGATACATTACCTAGTGGATTTTCTACAACTGATAATATCAAAGCGGTTTTTTCACTAGGACAAGCCGAAGAATTGGGAATAATTGCAGCATCATTTCCTTTGATACATTACCAAGTAGATGAATTTTTCCGTGGTAATAGTGAACAAAAATTATACATCTTAATTGCAGATGTACCAGTAGCAGCTTATGATTTTGAAGAAGTAACAACAGTTGTAAACTTTTCAAATAGTGAAGTAAAGTTAGTCGGTGTCTTTGCTGATGCTTTGGTTTTTGATGTTGCACAAATAACAACTTTAAATAGTGTTGCAACAGAACTTTATAATCAATTTAAACCTGTTTCAATTCTTTACGGTGCTGACTATACAGCGTTGGACTATACAACTATTCCCACTGCATTAGTTTCCGCGCCTTATGTAACACCTGTATTTGTTCAATCAGGTAGCGGTGTTGGACTTACACTTTTTACAAGTCTAAGTAAATCAATTCCAAGTGTAGGATTATCACTAGGTATTTTGAGTTCTGCAAAAGTTTCAGAATGTATTGGATGGATTAAGAAATTCAATATTTCAAATGGAATAGAATTAGAATCACCTGCACTTTGTACTGGTGAATTGACTAAGAATTTAACTGATACAGCATTGGGTAATCTTAAAGACAAAGGTTATTTGATAGCGAGAAAATACACTGGAATAGGTGGTAGTTACTTTACTGATTCTCTAACATCTGATATAGCTACATCTGATTATTCTACGATTGAAAATGTAAGAACAATTCACAAGGCAATTCTTAATACTAGGAATGTAGTATTACCTGAGTTGATGTCTCCGCTTGAACAAATAGATGGGCAGTTAACAGCGCCATCAATAGCGAAGTTTGAAGTGCTTTGTTCACAAGCATTAGATTCAATGATTTTTGATGAAGAGTTATCTAAGTATGAAGTTTTGATTGACCCAAAGCAAGATGTTTTGGCTTCTTCTAAACTACAAATTACTTTAAAACTACAACCAAAAGCAGTAGCTAGAATGATAGAAATTAATATAGGATTCACTAAATAAAAAAAATAGAAAATGTATAATGATAAATGGAATAGAATATTCTTGGTCTAAAATGGTAACTACAATTGCAGGTATTCCGATAATCGGAATAACTGCAATTAGTTACTCTGATTCACAAGAAAAGATGAATAATTGGGGTGCTGGTGATAAGGTTATTTCAAGAAGTTACGGTAAATATGAAGCAGAAGGAAAAGTAAAACTTTATTTAAGTGAAGTACTAGCAATTCAAGCAGCTTCGGATACTGGTAATTTAACAGATATACCACCTTTTACAATTACAGTTACTTACGCTAAACCTGATGGAACAGGCACAGCAACTGACAAGTTAATTAATTGTGAATTTGTTGGAAATGGTCGTGATGTAGCACAAGGAGATACAGAAGGTATTCAAGTTGAATATGACTTGATTATGTCAGAGATACAATGGAATAATTAAGTAATAAATAACTTAAATAGATAGGGAATGTGTGTAAAAACATATTCCCTATTTCTGTTTATATATATAGGTAATAAAAAAATAGTATATAAATAGATGAAAAATGAATTACAAGAATTACAGAAAATACATGGTGATATTTTCACAGTTGACATTACAAACAAAACAGGTAAATCGCTAACAAGTTATATTAAAAATGGTAACGTAAAGAAGAAGAAAGAAATCTTTGCGAGTGTTGGAGATGATAATTATTTTGATTTAGCGGAAGATTATATTAAAGAAAATTTTGTGGGTGGTGATAATATTATTGAAGATGATGAAGCTTTGTTTTCAATTTGTACCCAGTTCAAAGATTTGTTTTCTTTTGATGCTGCTAAATTGATTAAAGTTCCCAAAGATTTAGATGCTGGATTCGGTATAGAATCGGGTGATTTCAAGGCTTATTTTAAAATAGATGTTGCTGTTAAAAAGAAACTTTTCAAATTAGTCACAAGGGGTATTACAGACGGATTTGTTTTAGGTGAAATAATTATACATGAAGCTTTTGTAAGCGGTGATGATTTAACAATAGATGAAAATATTTTTGCTAGTGCTTCATTATTGGCTTCAAAGCAAGCTGATTTAGATGATGTAGTTATAAAAAAAAACTAAGCGATGAATCACATCATATTAAAAAAGGTGATTATATCAGACAAGTAAACGCACTCATTAGATATCATTTACATATTAATCCAGAAGATTTAGAGGAAGAAGAATATTATAATACATGGTATGAATTGAAGTGGGTTTTAGAACAAAAAGGAACAATTAAATAGGTGATTAACTTCACCTTTTTTTGTGTCAAAATTGAAATAAACATGTACAATAAATAGACTTTATAAGTGTATAAAATTAATACTAGATGTCAAAATTAGTAGAATACACCTTAAAGTTAAAAGACCAACTTTCTTCGCCACTAAGCAAGGCAGGGTCTAATGTAGAGGGTTTTGAAAAGAAGATAAACAGAACTAACAAGACCGCCACTAAATCAACTGGTGGACTCGGTAGTATGGTTGGATTAATGGGCAAAGCTTTCGCAGGTTTCGCAATTGCGGCAGGTATTAAAAAGCTTGCTACGATGGGAATGGAAATGGAACAGACCCGTGTGAGATATGAAACTTTCTTCGGTAGTGTAGATGCAGGTAATGCAAAGATAGAAGAGATGAAAAATTGGTCAATGGTCACACCATTTACCGAAGCGCAAGCTATTAAAGCAGGTGCATCAATGAAAGCTATGGGTGTTGATAATGACAAGCTTTCAGAGAAGATGTCTACACTAGGTAACATATCTTCTGCAACTGGAAAAGACTTCAATGAACTTACTACTATCTATGGTAAGGCTAAAATGGCAGGTACTATTTATGCAGAAGATATTAATCAACTAGTAGAGGCAGGTGTGCCGATTGTAGATAATCTTAGTGATGCATTAGGTGTACCACCTTCACAAGTTAAAAAGCTTGCAAGTGAAGGAAAAATAAGCTTTGATATTCTTGATAAATCATTAGAAGCAATCGGTGGAAAGACAGGAAAATGGGGTGATTTAATGGATAAACAATCTAAAACATTTGGAGGTAGATTATCTACTCTAAGCGGTTTATCATCGGCATTAGGTGTTGGACTAGGTGAAATGATGTTACCATTTTTAGGAAAATTAGTTGATGCAGGTATTACACTAGTGACTTTTATTAAAACTAATAGTGAGGCAATAGGTAACATGTTTAGACCTCTGATGACTGCTTTTAAACCTATACAAGTAGCATTTAATTCCGTCATTGAAAAGATTGGATTAACATCTGATAGTGGGAGTTTTTTAGAATCAGTATTTTCTAGAATTGGTAGTGTAATTGAATTTGTATCTCCTTTTATAGCAGGTTTAGCGGAAGTAGTTGGATTTGTAATTGTTAAAATCAGTGAAGTAGTATCTGTTATAGCCAATTGGATTGAAAAAACTGAATGGGTGCAAAAGGCTATCAAATTATTTAGTGCTGTTATAAAGAACACATTCATTGAATTAGTGAGTAATGCGAAGCAGATTTTAGGTGGTCTAGGTGATTTCATAATCGGAATTTTCACACTGGATACAGACAAGATAAAAGAAGGATTTTTATCAATGTGGGATGGTGTAACAACTACACCCGAAGAAGCAGGTGATTTTGTACAAAAAGTGAAATTAGATTATGAAGAACCTGAAAGCGAATCAATAAGTGAATTTGAAAAGATTAGGAGAAGGGATGAAGGAAGAAATGCTTTTGCTGAAAATTATGATGGTATAAAGAAAGATGATAAGTCAAATGATTTATCAAAAATATCTGCATTAGATACCGCTAAAAATCTAGATATATCAAAACAAAATGAATCAAAAGAAGCTGATAATAAATTGGGTTCTGCTATTGGAAGTGTAAGCGGTTCTAAATCTATTGTGAATAACATTACAATTAATAAGCTTATAGAAACATATACTAATCATTTTACAAACATTTCAGAGGCGAAAGAAGATATAGAAAAGATGATAAAAGAAACTCTTTTAAGTGCTGTTTCTGATGTGTCTATGAATTTGAACACTTAAAAAATAAAAACTATGAATGGCAATTTTCAATATACCCAGTAACCCTTTAATTCAACCAAATAAAAAAGATTATGTAATAAATAAAACTGGTGATTTTAAAACAAAGAAAACTGAATTACTGATAAAGAATTTCACTACTTCACTACTAAGACCACTAATTTATAAAAGTCAATTTGGAGATAGTTCGGCTTTTATAGGGCAACAAATATTAACAGATGCAAAATTTACCGTTGATGATTATCAAGAAGAAGTATTTAATAAGAATACTCAAAAATATGAATCTGTAACAATTACTGGAAGTGAATTAATATTAGATGTTGTGCTATTTGAAATAAGTAGAACTAAGAATATTATTGAAACTCAAATCAATGGTAGAAATGGTAGTGTAGCTGAATTTATTAATAATGGTGATTATGAAATTAGAGTATCGGGTGTAATAACAGCGGAGAACAAAGGTTATCCTTTTGAAGAAATAGAGGCATTTAATAAAATCACTTCTGCACCTGTTTCAATTAAAGTAGAATCTGAATTTCTAGCACTATTTTCAATTTATGAAATTAGAGTAAAATCAGAGGTATTACCACAAAGAGAAGGTTTCACAAACACGCAATTATTTTCATTTACAGCATCGGAAAATGAAAGCATTGAACTAAAATTATAAATAAATGAATTGAAGAGATTAACAAGTATAATAGAAATCGGTGATTTGAAATTTAATTATGTAAATAAAGTAGAAGTTAATACATCTTATGAAACCTACACAGATACAGCAATTATTAAGATACCTAATAACATAAAGTATGAAGGTAAGAGTATAGTTATTGGTAGCAATTCAACAATCTTTAAGTTAGGTGATAAAGTTTCTATTAGTCTTGGATATGATTTTAATTATCAAGTTGTTTTTGAAGGATATCTTGCAAAGGTAAATACTTCAAATACGATAGAGTTGCATTGTGAGGATGCTATGTATTTGTTCAAAAGGGCGACCTATTCAAAATCTTTTAAGTCTGTTAATCTATCTGATTTGATAGATTTTATGTTAGCAGATATTTCTTCAGAAATAAAATTGAATATTACAATAGATGTAGAACTAGGTAAATTTTATATTGACTCTGCAACAGGAACACAAGTCTTTGAAGAATTAAAAGATACTTATGGAATAAATTCATTTGTTAGAGATGGTGAATTATTTGTAGGTCTTTCATATTCGGGTGATGTTGATTATGCAGTAGAAAAAGAATTTGTATTTCAAAACCAAATTATATCAGATTCACTGGTTTATAAGTCAGAAGAAGAAAGAAAGGTAAAACTTAAAGCAACTTCTATTAATGATAAGAATGAAAAAATTGAATACACAATGGGAGATAGCGCAGGCGAAACGGTGGAAATATTTGCTTATGATTTAACCGAAGATGATTTAAAAACCTTTGCAGAAGCTAGTATAGTTAAAAATAGATTTAGTGGTTTTGAAGGGTCTTTTATAACGTTTGGAAATCCACTTGTCAGACATGGTGATAAAGTAAAATTAATAGATTTAAAATACCCTGAGAGAAATGGTACTTATATAGTTAAGTCAGTTAAAACAACTTTTGGACTAAACGGATTCAGACAGGAAATCTTTATAAGTCAGAAATTGAATTAATAAACATAACCATTTTATCAAGTTTATAAGGTATAAAAAGAATATAAATCATTGTCTTCTATAAGAGATAGTATAAAAAAAATAGCCGATTCAAAACAATATTTTTCTGAATTAGCAACTGTATCAGTAGTAAATGAAAATACTTGTGATGTAGTATTAGTGAAGTCAGGGCTTGAATTATTTGATGTGAGATTATCAGCTTCGGATGGTGTAGGTATTCTATTAGAACCTGTAATAGATAGCTTTGTGATTGTGACATTTTTGGATAAATATAATGCTTTTATCAGTCAAACGTCTGCGCTTGAATTAATCACTATTCAGACTGAAAATGAATCTTTAAAGCTTATACTATCTGACTTGCTTGATGCTATTACACAGATGACTGTAACAACGCCAATAGGTGTGAGTGGTACACCTGTTAATTTTAGTTCTTTCACAGATATCAAAATGAGATTAGATTCTTTGCTAAAAAATTAATTATTCAAAATGCCATTAGTTAAACCAACATTGCAAGCCCAAATATTAAATCTTATAAACGATTTGAAGACCAGAGAAGATAACCAAGATGCTTCTAATAGTGATATGGCTTCGGGCTTAGCTGATGCTATTGATGCATATATAAAGACTGCCACAGTAACCACAACTATAATTGGAACGAGTCCAGCCGGACCTGTGACAGGCACTGGAACAGGTACATTATCCTAAGATTATATTAAACATACTTCTAGTAATTTCTTTATAAGGTATGAATAATAAAGATTTTGCATTAGATGAGAATGGTGACCTTTTGATTATTAATGGTGACTTTGTAATTGAAGATTCAAGTAATCAAAATATAGAAGATATCTTAAATAGCTACAAAGGATATTATAAAGAATTTCCTTTTTTGGGTGTGGGTATATTCTCATATATTCGGTCTACTGGTAGAGTATTAGAAATGAAAAACCTCATTAAACTACAATTAGAATCTGATGGATTTAGAGTAAATAAAATCAATATAATTGATTTAGAAAAAATGGAAATAGAGATAGATGCCGAACGAATTATATAATATAAAAGAGGGTCAAAATATTTATGATGTTGCGTTATCAAAATATGGAAATGTTGAAGCTTTAATTGATATCGTTGACCTCAACCAAATTACGGATTTAGATAATTTTGTAACAGGAATACTAGTTAACCCAGAAGATAATTTTGTGACTAGGAACCTGAATAAATATGAAATTTATTCAGGTTCGGAATTGGTTGTATTTGATGAGGTTTTTGTACCTCAAATACCAACTATTGCACAGCCAAAGAGATGTTTTACTTTTGACGGTATAGATGATAATTTATATTTTGATAATGATGGTAGTTTTAATTTTTCTAATGGTGTAACGGATAAACCTTTTAGTATTACTGCATGGATAAATATGTCTGATTCTACTAATTTTATAATATTAGATATTAGTTCCCAATATATTTTAACTACTAACGGACAAGATAGATTGAGATTTGCAATATTTGATTCTGTTAATAGCAGTAGACTACAATCACAAACGTTACCGCTTACAGCTTATGAAGGTCAATGGCTTTTTATAGCCGCTACATATGATGGTAATAGTAGTCCTTCGGGAAACTCTTTGAAAGTCTATGTTTATGATAATCAAGCAAATTTAATTTTTCAGGATTCATCTTACACGGATGTAGGTGGTGTGTATGTTAGTATGTCTACTTTATTAACAAGAATGTATATAGGTAGTAACACATCTATTCATTCAAATGGAAAAATATTTGATGTTAGAATACATTCTAGGGAATTATCAGAAAACGAGATTTTTGAAACAGGATTTGGTGATAGTGTCTTTATTTTGGATAGTGAAATCTTGTGGCTTAAAAGTGATGAAGTTAACGGTACAAATGGAAATATAGTTTACGATAGTAGTGGTAACGGTCATCAAGGAATATTGGAAAATGGTAATTCTACCTTCTATTATGAAGGCGAAGATATACCATATTCATTTCAAAATGCAGTAGGTTACTCCATCTATAATGAAACTGAATTAATTCCTAGGGATGAATCTGACATAACAAAAGATGTGCTTGATAATCCACTGCAATTTTTAGGTGTTTTGGTTTAAAAATGAATAATAATAGTAAGTGATTTATAATAGTAGAAATAGAAAATGGATGTTTGGTTTTATGAGTTTCACTGATTTTGTAACCACGGTAATTTGTGCGAAAACTCCAACACTATCTACAATAGGTGGAATTGTCACAGTGTTATCTACTATTCTAGGATTTATCTACTCTTCTAAATCAGCCATTGTTTTATTATTGGTTCTAATGATAATAGATTGGATTACAGGTATTATTAAATCAGTCAAAAACAAAAGCTTCAATAGTTTTACATTTCAAAGGATGCTAATAAATATAACCTTTACAATTATCATAATTACATTGGCTTATCAATTATCAATTGTATTACCATTAATATCTTGGGTTAAATTACCTGAGTTTATATTCGGTGGTTTTGCTGTTACTTACTTCTTTTCAATATTGGAAAACATACATGAAATAGATAAACATATTATACCTAAAAAAATGTATTTCTATATTAAAAAAATGGTTAGTATAGATTTACTTATACCTGAATTATTCAAAATAAGAAATCCAAAGATTAACACTGAATTTGATGATGAAAATGAGAAAGAAAAAGAGGAATTAGAAAAGGACATAAAATAAGAAGATGACTATTAAATCATCTTCTTATTTAAAAATATATTGTTTGTCAAAAACGAATATTAAAAGAAACAAAATTAGAGAATAACTAAAAAACTAATAACGTTCTTTCAAGTATTATATATCAAAGTTCAATCTTTGTTTTATCGTTTTCAAGAAATATTTTTAATTTATTTCTTTAAAAAAGTCTTCTGTGCTAATAATTGGAATAGATAAATGTTCTGAATGAATTATATTATCAAGTTTATATTTTCTGATAATAGATTGTTTAGTATGTTTCTTTTTTATTAGGTTGGTTTCCTGAATAGTTTCTAATTCATCCGCTAAGATATATAGTGTTGGAAATGTTTTTGTTTTTTGATAATATTTATTGTCCCATCTTTCATAAAATTCCAATAGATAATTATAGAGTTTTCTTGATTCACCAATTTTAATTACAGTTGAGTTATCTATTAAAGCGAATACAACATGTGTATTTTTTTCTTTGTAACTCCTAGCTTTTATAAAAGCTGGATGATAGTATAAACCGTATTCTTTTATACGATATTCCAACCAAAATTTTTGAAAGTCTGACCCATGTTTTTCTTTTAGTTCATAATATTTTTTACACAATTTAGTATCCATTTCTTTTGAGTTATTTTTTAGTAAGTATAGGTAAAGGTAATCCTACATCTTCAAATGTAGTTTCAAATAGATACCCAAATAAATCAACATCTTCAACACTACATATAATTGAATCATGTATTGTAGTAAAAGGATGAATTGAATTATCACAGCCTTTTAAAGCAATCCTATCAATTAATATAGATGACTCTAAGCGTTGTAATAATAGAGGTATTGGAGTTTCCGTACTATTGATTATTTCACAAACTCTAACAAGACTAGGAAATACAACTTTAAGTTTCTTCTTTGATGATGCGCATTGTTTTGAAGAAGAAAATAAAGCCTTGAAACATAAGTCTTTCACCTTTGATTTAGTGAGATTGTTAAATGGTAGATTCTCTATTAAGTAATTGTAAATATTACCCGACAAGCATAAATCTATAAATTCTTTAAAATCTGAATAATTGTTATAATAGTAATCTAATAGATGACACGTTTCTTTTAGTCTTATGACTGGAATTCCAGTCTCTTTTAATAACTCAATAGAAGCTTTTGAAAACAAAGTCAAACAAGAAAGAAAATAGAATTGAGAATTTTTGATATCAATTTCACTGATAGTAGAATTATTTATTTTAATAAAGTTTCTTAATATTTTAGTGGTGTTTGTAAATGGAGAATGAAAACGATTACCATATTCATCCTTTGAATTGAATGTTATATTACCACTCTTAATTTCTGATATTCTCACTAATGTATCATTAAGAATATCATCATTTTTAAAAGTAGCTGCATTGGATAAACAGTAACTAGTAAAGGCTTCAATATCTATGGACTCAACAAGCTTATAAACATTTTGCTTTAATTCAATTCTCGTTTCTGATTTGAGAATTTCCAACTTCTTCTTTTGCTTTGCTTCATATAGCTTTACTAGTGTTCTAGGTGAAGTGTAAGATACTTTGTAATACTTTCTATGTTCTGTTATAGATGTAGACTTTAATAGGCTAGGATGTAGCTTATATTGTTTTGAATAATCATTTGATAAATAACCTTTGCGACCACTTTTATAATTTACTATATATTCACTCTTTTCAAAAAATAGAAGATATTCTTTATAATTATTACCTACATATTTTCTTAAATCTTTTGAATGGATATTAATATATCCATTTTTTAATCCGAATGTGTTCTTTTGAATGGAATGTGTTCTTTTAATTATTAATAATGTGAATAGAGAAATAGCCCTATCAATATCAAAAAATACTCTGCTATTAAAGTTATGATGGGCACTAATGGATATATCATCAATAGAAATATTAATAGGTAGCCATCCAAAGCTTTCGTAATCCTTTGACTCTTTTTTGATGATAGATAATTTTTCATTGTATGTCTTATTTTTTGATATTCCCTTTGAAGATGTTCTGAGTCTGACAACCCATTTATTAGTAATTGAATTATAAAAGAGACCTGTTAAATTATCCTTTGTACCATGTTTAATATTTACTGACTCATACAACATTATTTAGTTATTCTTTCTTTTTATATATCATTCTTCAAAATCAAAAAACTCTATTTGATTAATTATTATAGGAGGGTAGGAGAATAAGTTTAAAGGAATAGGTGTTTTTTTTGTTTAAAAAAACTTAGGTAGAAATGTTGGTAGAAAGTAGAATGATTGAAATTATAGATTGTCGTAAAAGGATTAGATTAATTACTCTTTTGGGTTGGTAGAAGTATTGTTATTAATATAAAATTCGGGGGGAATAGTCTTTAACCATTGAAATTATTATAAACTCTTTTAACTACTTAACTATTTAAATTTGGTAAAATATATTAATTATAATTATATAATATACTATCAATAATGTGTCCCATTTTTTTGTCCTGTTTTAGTAATTGAAATGATTTCCCCCCCAAATTTTTAATGAAGATTTATCCAATCAAAAAGAATTAATTAATCAACTCCTTTTAGCACAAACAATATTCAAGACTTTATAATAGAAAGTGATAAATGATGATGTTAGATGATAGTGAATTACTGGATGAAATAGAAGGATTATTTAATCGTCCCATTTCCAATGAATTGAAATTAGAAGTATATGCTGATAGGTATAGAATCATGGAAAGCTTTGATAATCTTGTCTATGTCCTGGACTACCTTCCAAATACAGCTATTAATTATTACAAGCATCTCAATGATAACTTTCCAATGGCAGTAGATAATGTATTCTACAAATACCTATTTATCAAGTTCACCCAGAAGCTGTTACTATCCAGTGATTTTTGAGTGATAGACCCAACTGATGTTATTCTAAAAATTATAGTGATTTTCTATTAGAATGTTGTTTTTCTGCGCTGTTAAAGTTGGTTGATAGTTGTAGTAGTGAATAGCTAGAAAGTCGCTTAGGATTGAATTAAATAGTGTCCAGTAGAAGAATTGAGGTGCGTTTTAAACTACTGATAAATTATAGAAAGAACGTAGTGCCGAAGGAATTGATTTAGCAAAAGATTTCCACGGATTCAGCCTTCATAAGTTTGAATCCTCCACATCTATTTCTGACAACCTAGGACTATTTGAATTCTTTTTTATTGGGCTATTTCAAGAATCAAATTAAGCATCACCGAATAACCCAAAATACCTCTTCTTAAAGTTCAATATCTTGAAATAATACAATGCGAATGTGTTATATAAGAATGTATATGTTAAATAGAAAGTGAAAATCTCTTAATAATGCAATCTGGGTGATGCTTTTGAGTTTCTTATAATGTTACCTTTTTTCATCTTCATTTCAAACATATGGAAAAAATACAATAATTACCAATTCACTAGCTGATTTAATGAGTTCTAAGCTGTCATCATTGATATCTGTTATGATTTAACATCGCAGAAGAGAAGTCTTGTTAGGTAGCAACTGGATAAGCTTGTTATCAATTCGTTATTCATTCTGAAGAAATATATCAGTAAGCTACTTTTTTGATTATCAGCCTTGATATATAAAAAAAAAGAATTAAACGAGATGAAAGAAGAATTAACCATGTCAACCGAATTACAAAGATTGCGTAATGAGATTAATTGTAAATTTGTTGAAATCAATGCTTCATCGGTGGAAGTAATAGATGAAGATTTATTATTTAAAGAGTGGGAATATAACAAGGCTAATTTGAGGAATAGAAGTCTAGGAACTCTAAGAAGTCTAGTAAATCTATTTGATTCATTATAAGCGTTTTAACAGTGTCTATAAATTGATACTGTTAAGTTGTAATGAATAGCTAGAAGTGTTCTTAGGATTGAATTATATAGTGTTGGTAAGTATTGTAATTGATAACTTATAGAAGAGTAGAAAAGACATAAAAAAAGGATAGACTATTAATCTATCCTTTTTGTTTTGATAATTGTGACTTCTTATCCCAGTGCTTCTTCAATCTTCTTTCTAGCAGAAGCTGATACGTTAGCTTTAACTAATTCTTTGACACCGTTTACCATATCCTGTAAATCAGTCAATTGAGACACACCAATTCTTTTATTATGACCGAATACATGTGTTAATATTTCATCTGCTTTTTCAGCATCTAATGATGTTGCTTTGACTTCAACTATTTCACCTGTGATGCCTTCTTTGATAGTGTGTAAATTACCTTTTGCATCTTTCAGTTTAAAAGTAGTGGTAGATTTGTTGTAAGCTTTAAGCGTGTCTAATAAGTTCTTTTCAACTGACATAATTATTTTTATTTAAGTGATAAATTTGATTTATTTTGATATCTTAAAGTAAAGGAATATTAATCTATTCCCCTAATTTGATTTCATAATAGACATTTAGATTAGTACTGAAATCAAATGATGATTCATTTAAAGTATAATCAATTGTACCTATTAATACACTATCACCTTCAACTATTGAAAAAAGTTCATGTTCAAAAATATCATCTATTGTTTCAGTATTGTTATTTTTTAGCACCTGTTTTAGCATTTCATTATCTACTAGTTTAAATTTTGCATGTTGTAATTCATTGTAATTCATTGTTATTTATATTATTTATTACAGAACCCAAAAAGTCAGGGAATTGTTTTGACATTCGACACATTTATTTTTTAGATGCTTCAATTCGCTTTCTACCTGCTTCAATGATGTCTTCTTTATTGCTAGAAATATAACTACTCTGCAACTCACTGGCGGATGCACTACCTATAATAGAAAGAATATGTTTTTCTGTTACACCAATCTTAATTAGATAATTGATAAAGTATTTCCTGTTACAATGTGAAGAGAATAAAGAAATCCATGGTTTAGTTATCTTAAACTCTTTATCTACTTTATACCTGCTAACAATGATATCTTCTTTGATGTGATTATTGGCATCAAAGACTATTTTCAAGACCTTCTTTATTGTCTCGTTGTAATGCTTGTCGGTAAAGAAGTCCATTTTGTAATTATACTCTTTTAGTATGTCAATAGTTCTACCAGTTGTATCGTAATTCAAGTCAATAACATAGCTACCTTTATTTTTCAAACAAGTACCTTCTAATATATTCTTTTGCTTTGCTTGATTGAGTTCCCATGCAGAATTTAAAACATCGCTTATCCTTAGACCAGTCCAAGATTGAAACCATGTTATATCAACTATCTTTTGTTGTGAGTCTGTTAGGTTGTTTTTGTAGTTCCATATCATTTCTAATTCTATGTTAGTAAGAATTACAATCTGTTTAGCAGGATTTTTTGTAGACCAATTCAGATAATTCTTTTTGATTTCGACATTATTATTTTTACTACTATATGTTAAGAATGTTTTAAGCTTTCTTAGATGGCTACCATAAGTAGAATTAAAGAATTTATGATGACTGTCATACATCAAATAATTTCCATATGCACTTTCAAATTCATCATTCATATTTTCAAAGCTTAACTGTGTACCAGTATCATTTGAAAATTCTTTTAGAGTCTTTGCCCATGTTTTTATCTGACTAATAGTCCTGTTTGCGTTGGCTTTCTTTGTGAATTTTGATGCATTCGGATAATCATCTAATAACATTTTAAATTGAAGTTCTGATTCTGTTTGATGTCCAGACTGATTGAATTTGAATATCTCTTTTTGAATCTCTATTAATCTTTCTTCTAATTCTTTTTTCTCTTTTAGTAGACTATCAAAGTCAAGTTTACCGACAAAATGCATGACCTTAGTAGCTGTTTGAACTTGCTTAGTTATGGTTGCTTTCTTGTCAATGTAGGTGTGAAAGTTTTCTTTTATGTAATCAGAAGATTTATCAGAAGCCTTGGTTGCAAAGACTTCTAGATAATCTATTTGCTGTCTGATTAATGAGTTATGAAGCAGGTTATTTTTGAAAGTTCCTTTTTTAGAATCAAATGTTTTTATGTCTTCTTCTTCTAGTGTAGAGATTTTAATGAAGGTGGGCTTTCGGTTGTAAGTGTATCTGAGATAGAGATATTTATTCTTGATGACTGCTTTGATTGTAAAGTCCATTATTTGAATGATTAATGAACTGTAAATATAGGGAAATTTGGTACAACATCGGATATATTTGGTACAACATTGTCATTTGTAGTGTATTTAAAGCAAATAGGGCTATATATTTAGCTATCTCTAAATCCTGTCGAGGTCACAAAAGCTCTGAAATAATTTTCAGAGCTTTTTTTATTTCATCCCCTCAAGTCAAGAGAGCAATTGAGCTTTTTGGTATACTATCTCGGCAGCTCAATCTTACAAAGAGTACAGTACTATAGGTATATACCTAATCATTTGCCCAGATGATCGCTACAAACAAACTATTATTGATCAGGGGTTCTTATTTCTTAAATACGACAGGAATTTGTTTAGGTAGGCGGTTTTACCTTTTACACTATTCATCAAAATTACCCTTGATTCGTTACAAAAATGACTCAAATTAACCCTGTATCTGTTACAGATTCAATATCTAGTGTTAAGTTAAGCATACTTTAGCCGAACCAAGCTTTGATCTTTTTGCCCTATACTTCTTTGAAAAACACTCCCTTAGCTACGGCTAGGCTCATGTTTTTCGCATTGTCTAGAACAAAAATATCGGCAACTTATACGACACAGTACACTTAACTTAACACTAGTTATATTCACTTAAAGCACTTTTCTTTGCATATCACCGCCCTTATGTATAGAAAAGCTAAAAAACTATACACTTGACACTTGCTTTGTAAAGAAAAAAGGAAAAGCTTTACATATGAGTGAGGCAAATACTAATTGGACACTTCAAAACTTACCCTATGAGGCAGATTTGGAGACTAAGCGCATCTTGAAAAAACTTCCTTCAGTGCATAGAGCACTAGCAGAGTTAAAAGGGATGGCACAAACTATCCCTAATCAGATCATCCTCCTTAATACACTTTTGCTGCAAGAAGCGAAAGATAGTTCTGCAATTGAAAACATCATTACGACACATGATGATCTTTTCAAGGCTGAGCTTCAATTCGAAAATATCAAATCACTAGAAGCAAAAGAGGTTCAAAGTTACTCCGAAGCACTAAAAACAGGATTTGGTTTAGTATCAGAAAACGGGCTGTTGAGGTGTAATGACATTGTGAAAATTCAAGAGGTACTTGAGAAGAACAAAGCTGGGTTTCGAAAAGTACCCGGCACAGTACTTTCCAATTCTGAAACAGGCGAAACAATTTATACACCACCTCAAGATAGTGCTGAAATCGAAGGATTAATGTCCAATCTGGAGCAATTCATCAATGATGATGAAATTCTGGATGTTGATCCGCTCATAAAGATGGCTGTCATACATTTTCAATTTGAAAGTATTCATCCGTTTTATGATGGCAATGGAAGAACTGGAAGGATTATTAATATTCTGTACCTGGTACAAAAGCAATTGCTCAATCTACCTATACTCTATTTGAGTAGGTACATTATCAATCATAAGCCTGAATACTATAAGTTGTTACAACAAGTCAGAGATCAGGGAGAATGGGAGGAATGGGTACTCTATATGTTGGAAGCTATTGAGACAACTTCTAAAGAAGTGCTTTCTCTCATCATTGATATCAAAGCTCTAATGCAAGAATACAAAAATATTCTTCGGAATAGATATAAGTTTTATAGTCAGGATCTGCTCAATAACTTATTCAAACACCCCTATACTAAAATAGAATTTGTGGTAGAGGACTTGGGTGTGTCAAGGATAACTGCATCCAATTATCTCAACAAATTGGCTAAAGACGGACTACTGGTAGAACAAAAAATTGGTACAGGCAAATATTACGTCAATAATCGCTTGGTTGACTTATTTCTAAAGTGATTTTGTCCCAATTTCGTCTAAAATTTTCTAAAAATACATCTTGAGTCCTGTATATGGCAATTAATTGAGCCCTGTCGAGGTCACAAAAGCTCTGAAATAATTTTCAGAGCTTTTTTTATTTCATCCCCTCAAGTCAAGAGAGCAATTGAGCTTTTTGGTATACTATCTCGGCAGCTCAATCTTACAAAGAGTACAGT